AATTTGAAAAAATTAAAAAAGCTCTTGCTCAAATGCCTTCAGATTGGGGTAAAGCAAATACCAGTGGTATTAAAAGTATTCAAGGTGTAGGTAAAAGCCTACAGGATGCTAAGAAAAAACAAGACGATTTTAATAAATCCATCAAAGATGGTGAACAAGCATTAAAAAATATGGCTGGAATTACAGCTAATATTGCAAGGAATATGGCAAATACAGCTATTTCTTTTGCTAAATTTTTAACTATAGGTGCTGTAGGTGGTGGATTTGGTTTAGGAGCTTTAGCTTCTGCAACAAGTGGTCAAAGAAGAACTGCTCAAGGTTTAGGGATCACTACTGGTCAATTAAGATCAGCAGAAGTATATGGTGGAAGGTATATAAATCCTTTACAAACTCTTGGCAATTTGGCTGATATACAAAGTGACATTACTAAGCAATATTTATTAAATCCTTTAGCCCTTGGAAATACAACAGGGAAAAGTGCTGGTGAACTTTTACCTGATACTTTAACAAGTATACGAAAATTATATAAACAATTTGGTGGGCAAAGACAAGTATTAGAATCTTTGGGGACTACACAAATTGTAGACTATGAAAGCCAAAGAAGATTGGCTGGATTATCAGATAAAGAATTTAAAGAATTTATTGATAATCTTAAAAAAGGCAATAAAGCATTTGAAACACAAGATAAAGTTGATAAAGCATTTCAAGATTTTTGGGTTAAATTAAAAGAAAGTAGTCAAAAGCTACAAATATCTTTAATAGAAGGTTTGGAAAAACTGCCTGAACCACTTGGGAAGCTATCTGATTCTATCGCTGAAGCTATCAAAATATTTTTAAGTAATCCTAATTTAAAACAATGGTTTGAAGATTTGGGAGAAGGAATTAAAAATTTTGCTACTTATATTTCTAGCCCTGAATTTAAACAAGATATTAATTCATTTATTTATGGTGTTAAAAATTTAGCAGATAGCGTAGTAGAAGCATTAAGATTTTTAGGAATTCTTAAAAGACCAGCTATATCACAAGAAGAAATAGATCAGGAAAAAAAGAAATTGCCTTGGTGGGTAATTGGAAAAGAATCTATTGCAAAAAGTAATATAGAAGAAGAAAGAAATACACAACAAAAAGCCTATAACTTTTTTAAATCAAAAGGATATTCTGAAAATGCAACAATAGGAATTTTGGCTAATCTAAAAGCAGAAAGTGATTTTCAAACTGGAGCTATAGGAGATCAAGGTAAAGCCTATGGAATTGCTCAATGGCATCCTGATAGACAAAAATTATTTGAAAAACAATTTGGTCACTCTATTTTAAAGAGTTCTTTAGAAGAACAATTAGAATTTGTTGATTATGAATTGAAGAATAACGAGAGAGCTTCAGGTAGAGCTTTATCAGGTGCTACAGATATTAGAGGAGCAGTACAAGCTGGTATAGGATATGAAAGACCAGCAGATCCAGTTAAAGCATTGGAAACTAGACTTGCTTATGCTAATAAAATTAGAGTGCAAGTTAATAATAATGCTGGTGCTGATATTAATACTTCTGCTAATGCTATACAAAACCCAAGGGGTGCAAATTGACTTCTTTAACTCAAACAATATTTTCATTAGCTTATGAGCAATCTCCTATTTTGTTGCAAGGTGGAATTGCACAATTTTTACCGGGGCAGACTTTACCCATTGTTGCCATCACAGAATTGTTTGATGTACCGGGGATTGAGAATCAATCTTTGTTTGCACATTGGAAACCATTACCCGGTGGCACTTTACAACAATGGCAAGTAGCAGAATATCCATTTGCAAGTTTACAAGTAGCTTCCAATGCGATTATTCAAGAACCTTTAAATATCAGTATGTTAATGATATGCCCAGCACAAAGTAATGGTGGCTATGTGTATAAGCAAGCTATTTTAACTGCTATGAAATTAACTTTAGATTTACACCTTTCTTCAGGTGGATCATTTAGTGTAATTACTCCTGCATATACTTATACAAATTGTTTATTAACCAGTATTAAAGATGTAAGCAGTATGGGTGATAAACAAACACAATATATGTTTCAATGGGATTTTGTACAACCTTTAATTAGCACAGGTGGTTTTTTACAGCAAACTTTAGGAACTGTTATGCAAAGTATTACAAATGGCACTCCTACTGTTCCCAATTTAGGTGGAAGCACAGGATGGAATAATGTTCCACCAACTTCTGCTCCAACTGTTGATCAATACTATCCATTCTGATGACAACTTATATTAAATTTACTCCTCAATCTACTTCTAATTTTCAGTTTAATCCTGTATTAGATGGGGTTACTTATGTAGCTGTATGTTCTTGGAATATCTATTCACCAAGATATTATGTTTCTATTTATGATACTTCAAGAAATTTGATTGTTAGTAGACCTATTATTGGATCTCCTGATGACTATGATATTAATTTGGTATTTGGATATTTTAAAACATCAACTTTAGTTTATCGTGTCAGCAGTTCTAGTTTTGAAATAAATCCATGAGATATTACGATATTACAATTGTTCCAAAATCAGGATTAGGTGGATCACCATTAAGTTATAGTACGCTATATTCCAATGGAATGAATAATACTCAAGCATTAAAAATAGATGTTGATATTCCACAATCTTGGAATTATCAACCACAAGGTTTAGGGTATGTAAAAATTTATGGAATTAGCTTTGAAGATTTAAATCAGTCAGCTAATTTAAACCCTGATTACACAAATAATTTATTTGCAAGTATTCAGATAAAATTAGGAATGTCTAAAGGTTTACCCTTTGCTAATCCAGCACAACAAGGATTGGTTATTAATGGATCTATATTGCAATCGTATGCAAATTGGCAAGGTAATCTCGTCACTTTAGATTTAGTTATTACCAATTCAACTGTTAGTCCAAGTGCTAATGTCAATTTAGATTTTACTTGGGAAAAGGGTACATTTTTAGAAGATGCTATTAAAAATACATTACAAAAGGCTTATCCCAAAAAAAATACTGGACTTGAATTAGTTATTCTTGGTGGTATTAGTCCTAACCTTATTGCTACTGAAACACAATCTGCAAAATATACTAATTTAGAAAGTTTTAATAAATATTTAAATCAAACCAGTAAAGACATTTTAAAATTACCTAATTACCTTGGAGTTGGTATTGTTGCTACTAATAGAGGATTTTTCTTAAATGATGGCACAGCTTCTCAGGAAGAACTTGTTACTCAAAAAACAGTAATAGTTGATTTTCAAGATATTATTGGCAATTTAACTTGGATAGATTATGTAACTATTCAAGCAAAATTAACAATGAGAGGAGATTTACAAGTTGGCAATTACATTATTTTTCCAAGTAAATCACCCATCGTAAATACTGCCGAATCAGCTAATACTCAACAAAGAAATAATATATCGTTTCAAGGTGTTTTTCAAATTAATCGTGTTCGTAGTGTTGGAAACAATAGACAATCTGATGGTAATAGCTGGGTTACAATTGTTGATTGTGTAGTTCCATCTAATTTGCCTACTACTATTAATTAATATGAGTTCATCTCAAAAAACTCCTTTTGCTGTTTCATTAAATAATTTTGCTGAACAGAAAATATCTGCCTATCAAGAACAATTAGGTCAAGTTTATCCTTGTTCAGTTATTAAAGTTGATCCAATTAATGCAATTGTTACTGTTAATTTTGAAGTAGATACAGGTGATTTAACTACCCTTCCTCAAATAACTTGCCCTATTATTGGTAGTAAATATATTAGAATACCTGTTCAAGTTGGTGATACTGGAATTTGTATTTCAGCAAGTACAAAAATAGGAAACATTACTGGATTAGGTACTGGTTTACCCTCATTAATTCCACCCAGTAATTTAGGAGCTTTAGTTTTTGTTCCAGTAGGAAACTTAAATTGGACTGCTACTGATTTAAATTCAATTGTTATTACTTCTCCAAATACGACTGCTATAGCAACAATAGGCAATGACAAAATAGAATTGGTTTATTCTAGTAACAAAATTACAATTGATTCTACTGGTATAACCATTGATGGAAATGTTGTAATGAATAATAATTTATTGGTAAAAGGTAGCATTACAGGTCAAGATGGATTTAATATTAGTGGTGGTACAGGTAGCACCATGAGTGTT